ACGCTTACATCCGTTTTTAAGGAATACCCACAGCTAGACACAGATTCTGACGTTTTTGATGAAGACTTGAACGCAGAAGCCCTGGTGTTTCAGAGTGCTTACCTAAATCAAGGCTATTTACCTGCCGAAGCGGTTCGCCGTGCGGCTAACGCAGCAGTCCGTGTGGTTCGCCCAGAGCTTTTGACTGAGACAGCGGAGCCAAAGGCGGCTGTTAAGACTCGAAAGACTAACGTAAAAGGTAATGTTGAAGCTTCTAACGCTCAGCCTCCGAAAATGAACCAAGGGGAATCTGGTGGAAAGACCAGTTCCGAAATGGTTGACATTACGAAGCTGACTGATGAGGAATTTGACGCATTACCTGAAGCGACACGCGCTAGAATGCGCGGTGATTTGGTTTAAGTGTTGTGAAATAGTAGTTCAGCTATTATCATTCATTTCAGTAGTAGCTCAGACGATACATGAGCTCGACCAGCGCGGTGCGTTAACCGCGTTGTGATCGCCCACATTAAAAGGCGTGTTATTTCGTTGTCCTCACGATACGGGAACCCAGAACTGGCGCATAAGGCTCCAGTTAATTTGCATAAATTTTTGTTTAAATAAGGCACATCAAAATGGCTACAACCAATTTTGCTGCCCTTACTAGCGAACAAAAGACTGCATGGGCCCGTGACCTTTGGCGCGTCGCCCGTAATACGTCTTTTATTAACCAATTTGCTGGTAAAGGCCATAACGCGATGGTTCAACGTATTGAATCATTAACTAAATCCGAGAAGGGCGCACGCGCCGTTCTAACTCTAGTTGCTGACTTAGAAGGTGATGGTATCGCAGGTGATGCTACGCTGGAAGGCAATGAAGAGGCCATGAAAGCGTATGACACTGTGATCCAGATCGATCAACTACGTCATGCTAACCGCTTACAAGGTCGTATGGCTGATCAGAAATCCATCATCAACTTCCGTGAGCAATCACGCGATAAGTTAGGTTATTGGATGGGTGATCGTCTTGATCAAATGGCATTCTTGAGCATGAGCTCATTGCCATACACTTTGAACACCAACGGCTCGACTCGTTCGTCTTCTGTTCTTAGCACTTTGGAGTTTGCTCCAGCTGCTAACGTAGCACCGACTACCAATCGTTGTGTTCATATTAAGTCTTCAGGTGTAACTGCTGGTACTGGCTTTGCCGCTGCCGATGGTGTTATCACTTCAATGACTTATAAGGACATTGTTAACCTAAAAGCACACGCGAAAGACAACTACATCCGAGGCATTAAAGGTGCTGCAGGGGAAGAAGTCTATCACTTGTTCATCACTCCGCAGGGTATGGCCCAGTTGAAGCTCGACAGTGATTTTATTGCTAACGTACGTCATGCTGGCGTTCGCGGTGATAAGAACTCGCTCTTCAAAGGTACAGACTCTGTAATGGTAGACGGCGTGATTATTCACGAATTCCGCCATGTGTTTGATACTCGCGGCGCTGCTGCTGGTTCTAAGATGGGCGCATCAGGTAATGATGAAGGCCAACGCGCACTATTATGTGGTGCACAAGCCTTGGGTATGGCGGATCTAGGAACTGCTTATTGGGACGAAGACTTCTTCGACTACAATAACCAACCTGGCATTGCTTGCGGCAAGATCTTTGGCTTCTTAAAGCCACAGTTTAAGGGCAACCCAGCTAATCCAACATTGTTGGAAGACTTCGGTGTTATCACCGTAGACACTGCACTTTAATTGCAGGGCTCCCCTTCGAAAGACGGGGAGCCATTATTTTATTTAGGAGTCACCCACTCATGTTGTTAGTATCCCCGATTTTACAAATGGTTGCGCTCAATGGCGTGGCTATCCGTATGGAAGCTGGCGTCGAAATGGAAGTTCGCGAATCACTTGTTGAGTCAGCATTGGCTTTAGGCTGCACTAAAGTTGGCGCACCTATTCGCACCAAGTCTAAAGTCGTCGAAGCACCAAAATCATCAAACACGTTGGATGCAATGGCGTTATTGATCGAAGAAGCGAATCCAATGGATTTTAGTCGTGACGGCACACCCAAAGTTCGCTCAATTGAACGCATTTTAGGCTACGACATTACTGCTGCAGAGCGTGACTCTGCATGGGCAACATTTCAAGAGGCGTAACCAATGACTATTGCAATTTCATCAATTTTGAGCCGAGCTTCGACTCTCCTACTGGATGAGACTGCAGTAAGATGGCCTCAAGCAGAGTTACTTATTCATCTGAATGATGGCGTTCTAGAAATGGCATCGATGAAACCATTGTTGTTCTTAGAAAGGGCAACAATGACTATGGCAGCGGGGGTTTATCAGTCTATTCCTGCGGGCAAGCGACATTTACATCGCGTCATCTCAAATGTTTCTGGCCCTGTGGTCAGAATTGTTGACCAACAAGTCTTGGATTCGCAGGAGCCTAGTTGGTATGTCAATACGCCTGTTGCTAACGTCAAGTACGTCGTGCTTGAGAAATTAAACGCCAAAAACTTCCTGTGCTACCCACCTAATGATGGTACTGGTCAGTTAGACGCGATATTTACTGTAGAACCGTCCATTTACGCTGCTGACGGCTCGATTGATATTGATTCAACCTACGGCAACCCTTTGCTTGCTTTTGTCCTCTACAGGGCGTTCCTGAAGGACGCAGACACATCCGATGACGCTAAAGCCAACACATATTATGAAACATTCGCCAGACAGATGGGTGGATCAGTTCTTGGCGAAGCCCAAGCGAAGGAGCTATAAATGGCGAAGGTCACGTTTGAAAGCATCGTCCCCGATATTTTACCCTCAGTTCCAGAGTGTACAGACTTAATTATTATTCGTGCGATACGCCGTGCGTCTGAAGAATTCTTATCTAAGTCGCTGATGTGGCGTGTCAACCTAGACGATCATCCAGTAGTCCTTGGAGAAATCGATGTGGAGTTGGAAGTCCCATCTAGTGATTTACGCATTTGTCAGCTAAAGAGCGCTTCTATTGCGGATCAGGATATTCCACAAATATCAGATGGTCAGAAGCCACCCAACAGCACAAAAACATTCTGTTCTCTCATTGATTTTGGCAGAACACTTCGGTTAACACCGACTCCTGTTGCCAATTCAACGCTTTCGTTACGCGCTGTATTAAGCACGACTTCGCAATCCACATCACTTGACTCTGCAGTTGCGCAAGAGATTCATGAGCATTTGATTGATGGCGCATTGGCACGGCTCTATGGTATGCCCGGCATGCCTTGGTCAGATAATGCTTTGGCAGGTTTTCACCTAGCTGTATTCCAAAATTCTATTATTGAAGCGCGCGGGCGTGCAGAAAATAACAATGGGCGCGCAGTGCGTACGGTTAGTTACGGAGGGCTTTAATGTTTTGTTTTCACCCCATAACACCCTATGACGTTCGGGACAAACACACTTATTACCAAGGCGGTATTGCTGATGCTATTGCCAAAGGCGGTAGTGACTGCGCTGCAGAAGATGTCATGCGCGCTGTCTACAATGGCAAAGTTTTTCTGTACGACATTATTTCTGAAGAAGGCGATGATTTATTCGGTTTCGTGATTATGCAGGAATACACAGACTGCTATTCGGAGAAGCTCGTACTTCACATTGATTATGCGTACTTGTCACAGCAGAGCGCAGGGTTAATGAAGCTCTACCAATCTTTACCAGTGTTTGCTGCGGAGAAAGGTTTTGACCAGATTGTGTTTAGTAGCAACCGAAAGGGCTGGGAAAAATACCGCGAGATTACTGGTTTTAACGGGGAAACCCGAGTTTTTTATAAGGATTTGCAACATGGCTAGCGCACCACAGCAACAGCAAAGTCAAGCTGAACGCGACGAGATAAAACTCGGGCAAGAGACTACGAAACGTGCGCGCGAGAAATCAGCGCCTTTACTGGCTGGTTATCAGAAGAAAATGAATCGTGATGATTCTGGTCGTCTGGCAGGCATGGCTTCAGCAGATGTTATGCAATCCGCAGGCACAGATCGATCAGGTCAACTTTTAGCTGCAGGGCAAGGCGGTGGTCATACTTCAACACGGCTAGGTTCTCAGTTACAACAGACCGCTGATAACTCAAGTATGTCAGCGATGGCTCGACAAGATGCGTTGAAGTCTTCATACAATGAGCTAGGCAACGAAAAGAACATGGATTATGCAGCGGGTGTTTCCTCATTGGCGGGCAACGCTTCTCAAGTTGCTAGAGCGAGTGCAGATGCAACCGCTATGAGACAGAACGCGATGGTAGAAGGCTTAACAAATGTTGCAGCGGCTAAAGGACTTAGCATGAAAGATACTTATGACACCAATAAGTACAATTTAAAACGCGGAATTAAACAGAATGGCGGTTATTCAGGGCCATTTGAAACTGACAATATTAAGTCATTGCGTCAGGTAAACAACAATACACCTGGCAAGGGTTTCTTTGACAAGTACTGGAGTAATTGATGGCTACGGCAGAAGAAGCGTTAAGCGCAGAAAAGAAAGCGGCGGAAGCGAACTACAAAGCGAACTTTCAGAAGCAGCTAGATGATTATGCCGCGAGTGCGTTAAATGACACTACGCTCATTGATCGTGCTGAATTCAATTCACAGCAAGCAGCTAAAACTGCAAAGGGTGTAGCTCAGCGAAGCAGGAGTCGATCTGGTGTCCAGTTATCAGGGCAAGCAGCTAAACACAGTCAACGACTCGGTGGCATAGAGACTGCCAAGTTTATGGACCAATCAAGAAACTCAGCCGTACTTGCTCAAGATGATCGCAATACAAAAGCGATGGGCCACTCTTTAAACGCTTATAACGCATTAGGTCAGACAGGTTCAGCGGCTTTACGTTCAGCAGCGGGTACTGAGGCCACACGGATTGCGGGTAATAAAAGCCGTTCTGCGGCTGCTGATGCTTCTAATATGGGCATGGCAGCAAGTCTAGCCACAATGATGATTTTATAAGGACACACAAAATGGAACTGAACAGCATTTGGGCCATGTATCGTGGCATGAAACAGGATCGTCTCCAGCGAGAGCGCTATGATGTTGCAGATGATCAATATGCAGATCGGCTTCGACAGCAATCGTTGGCTAATGCAAATACAGAGCGTGCTTTTAATTACGGCGTTAACCGAGATACGGATCAAGACCAACTAACTGCTGATAAGCTTGTTTATGATAAACAGAGAAACGTCGATCAAGACCAACTAGCTGCTGATGCGGTTGATGCTGCTG